TTCATAAGGAATCTGGGATTGTTTTTTGCAGTTTCAAATACTGCGACTGTCATTGCGATTGCAGCTATAATGAATATGTGTGCAAGTGTAGTGATACCAAATATCCACATACTAGTAAAGTATGAACTAAATGCAATGCACCACATCCATGCTAGTACTTGGATAATCATATGTCTGGTATTTGTATCTGGAATGTTCTTTAATGGATTACTATTATGGTTCATAACAGAGTTCCAAGCGTCATAAATGTATTTCATATTCACCTCTAAAAAATTAGGTGGTGGGATTCTGTTGCTAAGTTCCCACCGAACTCCATGAGATTAAGCAGCTAGTGCATAACCCTCGATTGCAAAATTATCGTTTGCATTTACTTAAATGAACTATCAAGCGTTCAACCTATGATTCTACTCGTTCCTATCCCTATCTGTCGATCCTATTTCAGCCCCAAATTCGTTTATAAAGATTTGGTGGAGCTGATGGGTACTGCCCCCATGTCCAGTCTAGTCTTTGGATTGTATCAACAAACCATACTCTATTTATAACATAGTTTCCTTATAAAGTCAATACTAAAGTTCAAGTTTTTTTTCTGGTTCTGGTGGTAATGTTTTCATATAGTCCAAGAATCTATCTTGTCTAAAACAGTATACTTTAGAAGGCCCGTTAAACTCTCTAATGGAAACACTCTCTATTACTTTCATGTTTACTTGTGCAGTTCTTTGACAAGACTGTAGAGTTTCATACATCATATTCGTAAATATAAAGTGATCTGCTGTTCCATCATTATACAGATTGAGCGATATCAGTACTAGTAACCATTTCATTTTTTTCTTCCCATTCCTTGATGGTATCTGAAAGCAAGGGTAAGTACTCTGTCTTATCTTTGACAAATTCTTGAACAACACCATCTTCTGTAACAACTAGAATACAAATTTGATTGATTTCAATTCCAGTTCGTTCTTCAAACATTTCTGCATATGCTGATGCTTGAATGTAGTAACTCTCGTTCCATGCATCACTTCGTTCTTTAGTTGAAGTTTTAAAGTCTATAATAGATAACTTACCATTATACTCTGCGATACAGTCTACACGACCAGCTACCTTATATTTATCAGAATAGAGTCCACACTCTTGTGCATAAATGTTATTCACTTTTTGCAATACAGAATCTCTAAGTTGTTTGAATAGAACATATGGTAGAAACTTCTGTTTATGTTTCTTCCAATCATCTGGATAGTTAAGTGGCATATTGTTTAGAAAGTCTTCACACATATGATGAACTGCTGTTCCTCTGTTTGCAGCTTTCCTTGCAACATAGTTTGCAACTTCTTCACCAACTCGTTTTCTCCACTCAAAGAGTCCTTTCTTATTCCTTACAGAAAGAACTGTAGTGATTGATGGGTACTTATTACCCTCTGGCGTTTCATATAAACGAACTCCGTCAGTCGTTGTCGCTGTTATCTCTGGGAGATTTATCGTTTTGTGGTTGTATTCTTTCATCATTATCACTTTCTTCATGTTTATATTCTGGTGGAACTTTACCCCACCCTACTACTCTATCCCACTCTCGTTGAGTGTACTTAGACATTCCTCATACGTTCCACAAGTCTGTCTGCTCTTTTGGTTACTTGACGATACCATTTGCTATCTACCATCTCATCTGCAGCTGCGTTCCAATCTCTCGCATCTACACCTCGTTTCATGCCCTTGAACTTGGACAATCTTGGTCGGCCCATATTGAACATCATATTCGCAATTATTCTTTGCACTTCTTCTGGTAACTCATTAAAGTCTGGATATAATCTGTCGCAGTCTGACAAGACAATTTGGATATCGGTGTCGAAACATTCAATGCATCTATCTTCGCTGACATCTGTTCCAACTTCAAATCCATATTCTTCATCCCATTCAGTAACAAGATGGCCGATGCCAAAAGTAGGCAGACCGAGATGGTCAAGATATATTTTATTAACGCTTCCCTCATCATATTCAATTTCCTCTCTTAATTTATCTATATTCATTATCGTTACTCCCTTTTGGTGGTGGTGTAAGTCTATGTTCAGTTACAGACTTTCTAGTTTCTTCCCAATCTACATCTAAATTTCCTACTGCCATAATACGTTCATGGTCACACTTCTGTTCTGGTACTTCATGGTATAACCATGCAGGCCAAAGTATAAGTTGTCCTGCTTGTGGTTTTACTTCTAAACCATTTGCATCTGGAAATACCAGAGGAGCACAATCTTGACAACCTTTAACACAATATGTAAAACTCCAAGTGTGGGGCCAATGTTGATGTGCCTTTGTTACTTGTCCTTTAGTATATATTAAACTCCAGAAGTCTTCTATTCTTAAACCATATTGTCTTGGTGTACCATCTTCATTTGTTCCAGTCGCCATAGGCATAGTTTTTGCAAGACCAATGATTGCATTACCAAGTATCTTAAAAGTTTCATAGTGTTCGTGCATATCCCATTGAGTCATGTAACACTTTGCAGCTGTTGAATGTTGTAATCTATCTCCAGCGTGTTTGATATCTCTTTCCAAGTCTGAATTTAATTCTTGGATTGATGGGTGATTCAATACTTTAACTTTAACTGGATTTTGTTGTGTAAATTCAGGCCAACCATCTTTAGTTGGTTTCATATAAATCTTTGTCAATTAATCTAATCCCATACCTAACTTAGTTTTTTGTATCAAGTAGTTTCTTACAAACCCACTTCTTACTATATCTGCTATTCCAAACTCTGTACAGTTAAATTCTTTCATCTCTTGTAGAATTTGTAGAAAGTTCATAAGACCATTCTTCTCATTCATTTTAGTTAAATCTGATTGTCCAAAGTCACCACAGAACATTATCTTAGAATCTTGTCCAACTCTTGTAATGATTGTATCTAGTTCATGGAAGTTTAGATTTTGACACTCATCAACTATGATGATACTATTGTCAAAAGTCAAACCTCTAAGAAATGATGTTGATAGAAAATAGAAACTACCTTGTGCTTTCAACCTATCATATAACATAGAGAACGCTTGTTCGTTTGGTTGTTCAAACATAAACTGCATCATGTTAGAATATGGTACTTGATACAATGCAGCCTTATCTTCCTCATCTCCAGGCAGAAACCCTATCTCTCTTGTTGGGATAAGAGAACGAACCACAATAACTTTATCGTATTTTGTTTCATTTTTTAGTACATCTTGAAGTGCAAGATACAATGAAATAAATGTTTTTCCAGTTCCAGCACAACCAAATAAAAATTGATTTAAACCAGACTTATAAGTTTCAAATACTTCTTTTTGACTATCTGTTATTGGTTTAATTGTGGAGAGTTGATTGTATGTAATGTCTTTTTGTTTTGCCATAATAAATCCTTATAGAGAGTGGAGTAGTAGAGGAAAGACCTCTATCTACCCCTATATGGAAGCTGATACACTATATATTGCGTTCCATACATTGTTATTTATATTAATACAAGCCTGTAGTTTTATTCTTTTCATAATGTTTTGTAACATTTTGTCCAGCGACATCTACGAGTTTGTGTTTCTTTGCTACATTCTTTACCTTAATATTTTTGTGTGTACCCTTATTACCATATCTTTCTGCAAGAGGTGAGTTAGGGTGTGAGTCTGCAATCTTTGCCATAGTTTCATTAAATCCACCATCAGACTTAGGGCCTCCACCTCGTACAATATTTGGTGCAGTAATAATCTTTTGACATTGGGAATTGTTTTTTAGAAATTCTTGAAGTTCATCATATGTACAGATAGTATCAAATATTTCATCTTTGTCGCTATCCTTTATTGTGTAAGTCGGCATTATCTTTCCTCAATTTTTCATTTTCTTCAATTAGTTCTTTGTTACGAATTAATACTTGATAATGACATTTTGTTAGTTCTGCCATATCTAACATCAAGCCATTTGTATGTGTATGTTCTTCTTTAATAACAGACTCTTTTTCTTCTTCTTCTCTTAACCGCCTGCCCATGTATTCATAATATCTTTCGTCTGA